GACTTACCAGAGTTCCCTGAAATAGATATAGATTTACCAGAGTTAAATGTTGATTTACCAGAGTTTACTGCACCTGATATTGACTTACCTGAAATTGATATAGACTTGCCTGAAGTAGATATAGATTTACCTTCTATTGATTTAGCAGAATCTGAAGAAAAAGAAGAAGAACCAACACAAGTCGAAGGTTTATTCGACAAAGAACTTTTTAAATTTGACACAAAGATTAAGTCTACACAACAAATGCTTAGTCCCTTGATGAACCTAAGAAGGTATGGATAATGACTTACTTACAATTAGTAAACAGTGTACTGCGTAGAATGCGAGAGGAAGAAACATCTTCTGTAGAAAATGCTACAGACTCCTATGTAAAACTTATAGGAGAGTTTGTCAATGATGGTAGACGTATTGTTGAAGATGCGTGGGATTGGTCAGCACTACGTAAAACAGTAACAGTCACAACAACTAACGATGTATTTAGTTACAGCATTACAGGGACTAATAACTCATTTAAGATACTAGATGTTATTAATGATACTTCTAACTACTTTATGCGTCCTATTAGTTCTTCGTTAATGAACAAATCTTATTTGACACAGACTCCTGCAACTGGTTCACCTCTGTACTACTCTTGGAATGGTGTAGATGCTAGTGGTAATGCTTTGGTAGATTTGTACCCTAAGCCTGACAAAGCATATACATTACGCTTTAACATTGTAGATAGAGCAGACCCGTTTACTCTTGATGCTGATAAGCTGTATGTACCTTCACAGCCTGTTATTAACTATGCAATAGCCTTAGCTTCCCGTGAACGTGGAGAGACAGGTGGTACTTCTTCGCAGGAACTATTTGCCCTAGCGGACACTACATTGGCAGATGCAGTAGCCTTTGATGCCTCTAGGTTTCCTTCTGAAACTGTTTGGACATACGAATAATGGCACAACAATTACAGAACATTACAGTACAAGCCCCAGGATTTGCGGGGATTAACAGTCAGGATTCACCTTTGTCTCTTGACCAGTCCTTTGCGGCTACCGCTAGTAACTGTATCATTGACGAATATGGGCGTATAGGCGCACGTAAGGGTTATACAGCGGTTTCTACAAACAACTCTAACTTAGGTACTAGTCGTGGCGTAGAGGCTTTACACGAGTCTTTAGACCGTAGTGGTGACAAGGTAGTATTTTCAGGAGGCAACAATAAAATATTCTCAGGTACTGCCTTAACTGACATAACTCCTGCGGGATATACACCAACAGCAAACAACTGGAAGATTGTAGACTTTAATAACCATACGTATTTCTTCCAAAGAGGACATGAGCCTTTACTATATACAGACGAAAGTGGCTCAGGAGTCTTAGAGGCTATGTCAAGCCACTCTCATTCTACAGGTACTGCACCTCAAGGCAATGAAGTATTAGCCGCATTTGGTAAACTATGGGTAGCTGACGTAACTGGTAATAAACATACTGTATACTGGTCGGATACACTTAATGGTCATGCTTGGACTGGAGGTGCTTCAGGTTCTTTAGATTTAACTCTTGTGTTCCCTGACGGTAATGACGAGATTGTAGCGTTATCAGCCTTTAATAACTTTTTAGTTATATTCTGTAAGCGTTCAATTATTATTTACTCTGGTGCTGAAAGTCCTGCGAATATGACACTACACGACACTGTAGAAGGCGTAGGTTGTATTGCTAGAGATTCCGTACAACACACAGGTACTGACATTATATTCCTGTCTGAAGACGGTGTACGTAGCTTTGGTCGTACTATACAAGAAAAGTCAATGCCTATGCGTGACATTAGTAACAATGTCCGTAATGAATTAACTGCATTGGTTAGAGTGCAGACTAATCCTATTAAGTCTATCTATAGTGCAGATGAAGCATTCTACTTATTGTCTCTACAGGACAGTCAGACTATATACTGCTTTGATATGCGTGGTCCTTTACCTGATGGTGCTAACAGAGTAACTACATGGTCTAGTATTAATCCACGTAGCATGGCTTTACTACAGGACGGTAGTGTTTACTTTGGTAGAGCAGACGGTATATTTAAGTATGAAGGACATAAGGACAACGGTAGTTCTTACCTTATGACTTACTACAGTAATCCACTAAACTTTGGTAACTCCACTAACCTTAAGTTTCTTAAGAAGTTTAACATTACAGTTATCGGTAACGTAGCTTCCAACACTACACTAGCTTGGGGATATGACTACGGTGGTGGGTTCATTAAGAAATCCTTTAACACTGAACTATCGGATACGTCTGTATCTGAGTACGGTACAGCAATGTTTGGTAGGAAGGATGACCTTACAGTAGCAGAACCTGCTTACCAAGAATCTTTTTACACAACAGGCATAGACATACAGCGTCCTTCGGTTAATACAAGCGGTAGTGGTACTGTAGTAACCATAGGCATTGAGTCAACTATTAATGGCGCACCTTATTCAATACAACAAATAGACGTACACGCTCTTCTGGGGAGATTAATTTAATGAGTAATTATACAATAACAACTGACTTCGGAGCAAAAGATAGTCTTCCTTCTAGTAATGACTCTAAGGTAGTCAGAGGCTCTGAGTTTACAACTGAATTTACAAACATACAGACAGCAATAGCGACTAAGGCTGACACAGCAGGTGACACATTTACTGGTGTGGTAAACTTTAGTGCTGACGTAGCTGTTAATACCAACACACTGTTTGTTGATGTGTCTGAGGCTAAAGTAGGTATAGGTACTAGTAGTCCTGACCAGAAGCTACAAGTTGATGGAAATATCAGGCTAGGTGACACAGCCACAGGCGTTGATGATGATGAGGATTACGGCTTAAGAACAGGCGGCTCATTAACGCTTCATGCTAACGATTCTGGAAACAACACTTTTAATACAGCATTAGCTTTTGATGTGGGTAATGCTAGTGGCGCACAAGCGGCAAGTTCTAAAATACAATTTAAAGTCAACAATACAGAACGCATGCGTATTGACTCATCAGGAAACGTAGGTATAGGTACTAGTAGTCCACAGTCAGATGGTAATACTGTTAATTTAGAAGTAAGCTCTGCTTATGGCGCAAGAGTGCTTGTAAATAATACCGATACAAGCGGAAGAAAGTATGGTATTTATTCTGATAATTCTGGCAGATTTGGTTTTGCTGATTATACAGCCGATGAAATCAGAATGGTTATTAACTCATCAGGCAACGTATTGGTAGGTAAGACTAGTGCAGGTTTTAGCACATCAGGTATTGAACTAGCACCCGCAGGAAATATTAACGCAACGCGAACTAGCAACGAAAGTATTAACCTAAACAGATTGTCTACTGATGGTGCTATTGCTAAGTTTTATAAAGACGGCACAACTGTAGGGACTATTGGTACTGAAACAGGTAGATTAACAATAGGTAGTGGAGACACTGGCTTACGACTTTTAGGAGACACAGATGAAATCACTCCGTGGAATACATCAACAAACGCAGGTCGTGATGCTTTAATAGACTTAGGTAACACTAATAATCGCTTCAAAGACCTACACCTATCTGGCTCAGGTTACTTTGGTGGCAATGTGGGTATTGGTACTAGTTCGCCAGCAGAGACTCTTGATGTTAAAAGCGGTAACGCAAGTACATATTTACGCCTACAGACATCTACAGACGGTGGTGTTTATGTAGGAAACCTAAGTGGTCAGATGTTAATGCTTACTGGTTCAACAGAACGTATGCGTATTGCCTCATCTGGCAACGTAGGTATAGGCGAAACTAATCCTCAATCAAAATTGGTCGTACAGGATACCAATGGATGTGTATCAAAAATAGTTGCTACGGATGGCGGTAGCGCACCTTCTGCAACTGCACAGCTTGTAATGCAAGGTTATGAGGGTAGGGGCGCAGGTATATTTATACAAGATAGTAAACTATCTGCTTCAAGTCCCAACGACAGAGCATGGTTCATGGGAACAGGTTATAGCACAGCTAACTTTGGCATTGGTTACGCGGCAGACGGTGTTAATAGTCATTATTTAGCACAGAATATGCTGACGATTGACACATCAGGACACCTATTAGTGGGTACTACTGAAAGTGATGTAGGTTACACAGATAGTGGCGCAGGATTTTCAGCACATCCTGATGGCTATGTACAAGCAGCTAGAAGTTCAGCAAGTGCTTTATCTGTTTTGTATCTAAACAAGCTAGACAACGATGGTAGTATTTTAGAGTTTAGCAAAGACGGCACAAATGTAGGTAATATTGGCTCAAGAGGTGGAACAGCACTTTTCATTGAGAGTGGTGGTTCAACAGGCACAGCAGGTTTAGATATAGATGTTGCCATTGCACCAAGAAAAGATGGTGCATTGTCAGACGGTCAAATAGATTTTGGTACTAGTGCTTATCGCTTCCAAGACATTTACCGTTCAGGCTCTACTTACTCAACATCTGATAGAAACAAGAAGCAAGACATTAGAGACTTAACTGATGCAGAAGCTAGAGTAGCAACAGTAGCTAAGGGTTCGTTAAAAGCATTCAGATACATTGACTCTGTAGAAGCGGAAGGCGATGAAGCAAACATACACTTCGGTATTATTGCACAAGACCTAAAGGCGGCATTTGAAGCAGAAGGTCTAAACGCTAATGATTACCAAGTATTTAAAACGACTACATATACAGATGATGACGGTGTAGAACAGACCACATATAGTATCTGTTATGAAAACTTACTAGCATTTATAATTACAGCAATTTAATGGAGAACGCATAATGAGTATTGAAGATATACTATCAGGTGGAGCGCAAGCCGCGGCTGTAAAAGAGTTATACGATGATGCTATAAAAGACGTAAAAGAACTAGGAACAACAGCACAAGCAGGAGCAGGGCAACTTGCTTCAGACGTAGCAGGGATGACTGAGTTTAAACCTTTTACTGTCACTACGGGACTAGGCACGGCTACTACGACCCCCGAAGGTGGTTATACTTTAGGTTTATCTCCTGAGCAACAGGCTTTACAAACTAGTGGATTAGCATCAGCACAAGGGTTTATGACTGGTATTGGTCAAGACCCTATGTCTACACTATTGTCTGGTCAGGCTCAACAGGCATTTCAAGGCTTAGGACCTAGTGCTTTAACTGGTGCAGGTGTTGCAGGTTATCAAGGCTTAGGGGCTGACCCTTTGACTCAAATGGGTGCAGGTTTGTACGCAGATTTTCAACCTAGTGCGTTGACTACTCAAGGAGCAACAGCCTATGGTGGCTTAGGTCCTAGTGCGTTGAGAGGCACAGGTATTGCAGGGTTAGGTGGCGTGGGTGGAGACCCTATGCAAGCAGAGATACTAGCACAAGCTAGAG